GTGTATGAGTTGCGCCGACGTGGTTTTAGTGGCATCGTGAGCAAGGTCGATGATGAAACGGGCGACTGCGAGAGTTACGACCTTCAAAAGCAATTCAATCAGTCAGACAACGCAGAAGGATGAATAGCATTCTGGACACTCCCGAATACAAAGAACGATGGGCGGTGTATGAGTCAGCCTTACAGGTTGGCTTGCCCATCGTGAGCCGTGAGACGTGCGCCATCATCTGCGCCATGCTCCTTGTGTGGGGCAACGATGAACGCTTCACGCATCACCACAGGCTTGTGTGCGAATTGCGATATGCTCAGAAGCGGTTCCACATCGAGGGCTCGGAGAGTCCCGATGACGACTTTGCCCGTCTGCTTCAGTCGTATGTCAGTCAGCTGGAACTCATGCAACAGCGTGAGAACAGAGTGCCGGACCATATCGACCAGATGTTCCAGGAACGATATGGGTTTCATTATAATAAAGAATGAGAGACCCACCCCATGCCCCTCCCTATGATGGAGGGGAGTGGATAGGCCTTCGGGAGGTAAGAGGTAAGAAAGGACCCGTTGAAACACCATATTCTGCTGAGCTGGCATTTGTAAGGCGGGTGAAGGCCGGATGGCTATACCGTCGCCGCCGGGGAGGTCAGTTGGGTCCTTTCTATTAAACTACGAATTTCACGAATTATACGAATTATTAAAAACAAGGAATTATGAAACCAAAGATTGTGGAATATGAGGGAAAGAAGTATGCCCTCGTGATCGACAAAGAAGAAAATGAGTGTAGCCGTTGCGCTTTGCAAGACAAGTGCTATGATCATCAGGGGACGATATGCCAAGACGAAGTGGGACTCACCTACGAAGAGACCGTCCACCATCGATTTGAGGAAATGAAAGATGAGCCGCTGACAGAGCAGAAGATGTACGACGACTACCAGGAGCGCAGCAAGACGGCCAATGACCGAGGCGAGCAGCTGGCGTGGGCGTTCATCGTATTGCTCGCAGGCATGATGATAGGCAACCACGGCTATTTGGAATACTACGTCGGAGCGGCTTGCGGTTTGGCTTACCTGCTACTGTCGATGATTCAGTCGGCATGGCAGACGGTCGCCATTTGGATAGTGAAGAACCACATCAAGCGCGACAACCTCACCATCGAGGACTATCCCGAATGGGTAGGCGGTTGGGCATGGGTGTTCTGGTACACGAAAATCGGACTGCTAACCATCGGCACCATCTACGTCGTTTATCGGTTTGTGTCGCCATTGTTCACCCTCTGACATCAGCCCTCAGACATCAGTCATCGGGAGCGGGTAAACCCCTGCGGGTATTGTGCCCGATAGATAGCCGAACGTGGCGACGGCTTTCAGGTTCGCCACAATCCAAGCATTACGATTAAACTTCAAAAAAGAGATGAAGAAAATCAAGATGAAGGACACTATTCTGAGTCATTACCAGAAAGTCCACGAGATTGAAATGGACGGCTACACCGTCCGAGTGTTTAAACCCCGCACCATGCAGCAGTTGCCGGCACACGAGATGCTGCACTGGATTAAGTCTCGCGCCGAGGATGCCATCCGCTACATGATCATGGAGCAGAAGGCAGACTGGCGACTGGGCAATCCTGACTACGGCATGTGGGATGCGCTGACGGTCTATCACTACGACCCGCGCAACAAGGCTTTCAACATCTACTTCGCTGCCCTGTTGGTGCGTCCGTTCAGTCGGGAGGCTTACGACACCTATTGCCGTATGCACGAGAGTATCGACGACGTGAACCAGCGACTCATGCTGATGTGGGACTCGCGCGAATTTGACCGCATCGGTGGCTACGACCAAAGCTACGGCCGTCCGGCGAACATGGACGAGTGGGAAGGTCCACTGTATCATGTGGTAAACGCAGATTATGACATCGATGACCTGTCTCCCGACTTCTACCATGAAGGCGGGGAAGAACAGCACCCAGGACTGACGATGAAGTTCAAGCATGACGGCGACCAAGTGAAGAGTTCTGCATCATGGCCAAAGCAAGACCCCGCGCTGGTGGTGGACATGCCGAAGCGCATGGGCGTGTGTGGCGAAGAGTTTGTGAAGTTCACCGAGGCGCATCCTGAGATTAAGGAGATGCACTTCTACACCGAGCCGACGGAGTGGGAAGAAGATGATGAGTAGACCCACCCCTGCCCCTCCCTATGATGGAGGGGTTTCACTCTTAACTCTTAACTCTTAACTAAAAAGAATAATATGATAGTAGATACAATGACCCACGAAGAGGTCTATCAGGAACTGGAACGGGAGCGGGATGCGGTGACCGTATGGTGGCGGCATCAGCTGAACGACCAGCGGCGACGGGCTCTGAAGTGTACGAGATTCCCGATGCGCATCTGGCGTGAATACACCTCGCCACGAAAGAACCGCTACCTGTTCTTCAGTCGTGTGTTCGACAAGCACATGAGAATCATTCTGACGGGCATTGCCGTCATCCGCCACACCAGCGACGGGCTGACGGTATATACCACATGGCTGAGTGACCAGCGACTTATCGCGCCAATGGTGCTCACTCCGCACATGTGGAAGCGGTATGCCGAGCGTGCCAAAGTTGATGAGCACGGCATCGAGCTCATCAAGCACTATTTCTCCAACAACCCCAACGGCAAGGACTCTGACAATCAGAAAGTCGTAGGCCGCTCAGTGCGCTGGAACGGCGAAGACCATCTGTCGTGCTGTGTGCCCGACGGCGTGCTGCTCGGGCCAGAGTTCGACAAATTCTACCTGGTGCGCACGTTCATCACCTACGACATGACGACGGGGATGCAGCAGCAGGAGTTCGACACCCAGCGGGCCAAGATCATGACCGACCGCGAGATGTACAACCGTGCGAGAGCTTTTTATTATTAACCACTAAAACAACATTGTAATATGACACCAATCGACTACAACAACCCCAACGATCTGTGGCGAAACACAGGATATGACCCATACAAGGGGCTGAGTGACAACGAACGGATGAAGGCAGGATGCTTGCAGCTGCTCATCATGGTGGGCTCATTCATCGTGGCATTGCTGATTTGCGCTTTGTTCAACTCATGCACGACCACGAAGTATGTGCCGGTGCCGGAATACCACACGGACACCGTGCGCATCGTGCAACATCAGCGCGACAGCATATACTTGTCGGACTCTATCTACGTCAGCGACTTTGTGCGCGACGATACCATCTACAAGACCATTGAGCGGTGGCGCACGAAGTACATCGAGCGGATGAGCCATGACACGCTGTACCAGTCGAAGCGCGACTCCATCCCCTACCCCGTCGAGGTCGTCAAGGAGGTGCCCGCCAAGCTGACACCGTGGCAACAGTTCCGCATAAGCCTGGCGAACATCCTGCTATACTTGATACTGATAGTCGGAATTATCTACGTGGGCAAGAAGCACATCAAGCGGCTGCGGGGTGAATAGACTACGAAGGCCGAAGGGCTCGCGAGCGACAGCGAGAACGAAGTGGCAATTTCACGAATTACACGAATTTATGGGAGTATTAAGAGAAGAAATACATGCCGTGAGGCAGAACGTCTGCCCGTGAGGGTGGCAATGTTAGTTACATGATTTGTAAAAACAACCGACACGTCCCGAAGACAAGGAACCTTCGGGACGTTTTTGTAATCTCCGACTTTGCAATTTGGGGCTATCTTATGCGAAAACGCAAGAAAAAGCATAAAAAGATATGCTAAAACGCAAAATAAATGCGTAAATACTTGCGCATTTCCGAAAGTTGTCATATCTTTGCATCAGAAAAAGAAACAAAAACAAATTAAACCCCAAGACCCGGAAGGGCAGAGAGATTATGAAGACTTCAACATTAAACTTCAACAAAAAGGCTGAGAAGATCGCAAAGCGCGAAGGTATTGACTACATCGACGCTGTTGACAAGGCAATAGACGAGTACATGCCCCAGTACAGATACAGAGTAGCAAGAAGATTCTGGTAAGCAACCAACGGGAGCGGGCGACCGCTCCCACCCTTCAACAATAAGTAAAACCCCTAAAAGCATAAGGAACTATGGATAAGAATATGGAATTACAGACTTTCAAAAACGAAGAAGGAATTATTATATGCGTCAAGTGCGGGTGGATTGCTGTTGACATACCAACTGTGATGAATATAACGGATGCGGAGTATAGAGGAACGAGCACAAGGTATCTTGAAGGTAATCCGTTCTCATACTATGATATTGCCTTGAATGGCATTTGCATCTTACATATATTGCGATGTTCATTAGATACGATTAGTGGATGCAATATTCAGCCTTTCTTCTTTGATAAATATCCGTTTTAACGAATAAGGAACTATGAACAAGGAACAAGCAGCACAGCGCATCGGGCAGCGTATCGCTTCCCTGCGCAAGATGGAGGGAATCAGCCAGCAGGAACTTGCCGACCGTGCCGGACTGACCCGTCAGCACATCGGGAAAATAGAGAAGGGCGAACTGGTCAACGTGGCTAACGTCACCATTCAGCAGGTAGCCGAAGCCCTCGGCATGGTAGTGGATATTGTTGACCAAGCACTGGCAGACCTGGCACCATTGAAACGGATGACACCACCTGTCAAGAGTGCGCTCGGCGAAGCAGTCGAAAGCAAATCCACTGTAGCGTTCAATATCACGGACCTATTACAACGGGAAATGAAAGAGCGTATGGAACGCAACGGAAACGACCTCGGCAAAGTCGCTGCTGAAATGGGCATCAGCAAGCGAACGCTAAATAGAAAATTGAAAAAATTAGGATTAATTTGAAGCCCTGAGAAGCTGATAAGTGACGCGAGAGGGGCATCCGCAATGGGTGCCCCTCTTTTCGTTAATTCTTCCATCATCCCTCATCCTTCAGCCCTCAGACATCAGCCTTCATCCATCATCCATCAGACATCATCCTTCAGCCCTCATCCTTCAGCCCTCAGCCATCAGCCCTCAGACATCAGCCCTCGCCGAACGGCTCAGTAAACCCGCGACCGCATTTCGCCCGTATTGTAGATAAACATCGAGAATATGTGCAACTTGAAAAGTAACAACAAGACCGAGCAGCAGTGCTGCTTCTGCCGAATCGTGACGGCTGTGTGCTTCCTGATTTCGGTGCTACTGATAATAGCAGGATTTTTAATTCCGCCGATGGGCGTAATAGACGGGTCAGTGCTCACGGCGGTTGGTGAACTCCTTCTGTTTCCCGTCGTTATCTACGGCTTCCGTGCTATTGAGCTCGGGCTGGAGGTAAAAATACAGAAGGGTGATACAACGGTTGAAATTCATAAGGACGACGATGATGGCAACGAGAATCAGTAAGAACTTCACACTGGACGAGCTGCTGGCCAGTACGACAGCCAAACAGCAGCACATCATCAACGCTCCCGGCATTGTGGAGGTGTGCAACCTGTGCGCTCTGGTGCATCATGTGTTGCAGCCCTTGCGCGATGCCATGAACGAGCCCATCAAGATAGGCAGCGGCTACCGCTGTTCATACCTGAATAGCAAGGTGGGCGGTGTTCCCGGCAGCCAGCACACCAAGGGCGAGGCCGCGGACCTCTGCATCGACGGTGACAAAAAGAAGGGCAAGCGGTGGTTCGAGTGGATCAAGACGCATTGTGAGTTCGACCAGCTCATCTGGGAGCACAACTCGAAAGGCTCATACTGGGTGCATGTGTCGTACCGCGCCGACGGCAAGAACCGCCGACACGTCATCAGCGACCTACTGAAAAAATAATGTTTTTCTTCGTTTCATAATAAGGTTGAATTAATCATTTTTCATTGAATGGATATGAGCGCGTCGTGATGACGGGCTTTTATCTTTAAGTTTGTTTTTGGTTATAAATGTGTTAAGTTAGTTTTATTATTATTGTTTTTAGGTTAAGTAGTATTTTTTGTTTGTGTGGGGCACAGCGGTGCCCCTTTTTTTATCCCTTACTTTCAGTCCATTGTTGCCGAAAGTAAACCCCAAAGCATATTTCGCCCGATTTATAGAATTGAAAAAAGCGAAATATGAAATTTCTCACTCTCAAACAGATTAAGGCACAGTTGCACATTGAGCCAGACTTCACACTGGAGGATGACAACCTGACGCTCTACGGCGACAGCGCGGAGCAGGTCATCTTCAATATATGCCGACGTCCATACGAGGACTTCATCGAGACGTATGGTGCCATACCGCAGGACGTGGTGCATGCTGCCCTGCTGCTGGTGACCGCCAGCTATGAGCACCGTTCAGCCGTGTCGATGCAGAACCTTAGCATTGTTCACTACAGCTTCGACACGCTCATCAAGCCCTACATGCGGCTGACATCAGCCACCGACGGCGACGTGCAGACGGTGACGCTCGGATCGGACGTGAAGATAGCATTCACAGCCGACCTGCCCGACGAACTGCTACTGAAGGATGTGGACTTCAGCGTGAAGGTCATCAACATGTCGGAAAAGGACGTGGCCATCGACGTACCCAAGGCCGACTGCATCATGACCGACGATGGCGCAAGCTACGTGGTGCTGGTAGATTCCGAGACGCTGGGCATCGGTACGCTGATGCTCCGACTGACGGTGCATATCCCAGACACCGATTACCCCAGTGGCACCCGCAAGGAGGTCATCAAGATTAACCCGCATATCAGAATAGCAGGATGAAAGGACGCGCAAGCATAGCAAGTGGAACGGCGATAAGGGCTACGGCTAACGCCATACCGACGGCAACGGCCAAGGCTGCTGCCTTGCTTGCTGTGAGCGGGCGTGCTGGCGATGCACTCAGACCTATCGACGGAAGTGCCGACCGCACACGTAAGACGGGACTCTTCCACTGGCTACAGGTGACACCCACCGAACCACAGCAGCTTGTGTGGCTCAATCCGCAGATGGGCATCGACTACACCATCAACACCTCATCAGGACTACATTGGAAAATCATATAAATCGTTAAGATATGGCATACGCACAATGGCTCATTCCGAGCAAGACCCAGGGAAGCGGTCCCGACACCGTAAACGTGACCGCAGGCACCGACAACACCGGACGCTCACCGCGTCAGACCGCCATGACATTCAAGGCAGCCAACTGCGAGGATGTCGTGCGCCAAGTGATACAGGCTGGCAAGCCTGAGTTTGTAACCATCCAGAGCGCAAAGAGCGTCAGCAAGGACGGTGTGCCTACACTCACCATCGAGGGCACTACCAACTCTTCAAAGCTGACGTTCACCCTCGCCAGTGGTGGTAGTCTTCCGCTGACACTCCCAGCCACCTACCTCGCCAATTCGCTGACCACCAACAACGGTGAAGCCATCACGGGCGACCCAGGCGCAACGCAGGAGTTCCCATTCTCCATCCAGTTCACCGACATTGCGAAGAACCCCGTCATCACCGAACGCTCGGTGCAACTCATCGTGACCGACAATGCCGGACACACCGCCACATGTGTCA